GTTTGAAAAATCTTAAGTGTAATCAACGGGTTCGGAGTAACTTAATGTTACCCCTACCAGATAATCTCCTTTCGGCGATTTTTCTTCAGATTTTTTCGGAACTGAAGAAGAAGGACCTTTCAGAGTCCCAGTTGATTAAGTGCATAAAGAATTCTCTTTGTCTTTTGGTTTCTAAATCCTTGGACCAACACGAATTACCCCAGGGTGACTCAATTATCCTATTCCCTCCAGATATCTGGAAGGAGGTTCGATCATTTTTGTCCCCTGAGGGCCTAATTCGTTTTTGTTTTTCCTGTCTACAATCCAAAGTGTTATGTGAGGAAGTACCGGAGGATTTTATCCTGGATACTCTCATTAAACACCGAGATCAGCTCTCTTCTCCCCATCGTGGTATCTCTACCGAGGTTTTGGAAAAACTTCGTGAGAGAGGCCGTGAATTCGGGAAAAGAGTGAAGAGATACTATCAATATGATCGTGGGTTTTTTCCCACGAACAAGGCCACCTTTGCCTTTCCTCGAAATCGAGGAGGGGTTAAAGGGGACTTGGTTTACCATGACCATTTGGTGGATCTTCCCGCAGGGGAGGATCCAGATGATCGTGTTGAACCTTTTGTAATAGGTCTCTTCGGGCAGCCGGGAAAGGGTAAGAGTTCAGTTGTGTCTAGATTTCTAGCCATCCTGAGTTCTCTCTTTCCTGGTGTGAAAGGAAAAGATTTAGTGTACCAAAGAACTTGCCACGTTGACCATTGGGATGGTTACAGTGGACAACCAATTACTATCTTCGATGATTTAGGTCAATCGACAGAAGGTAATGACGTTAAGGAATTTCAAACCTTGGTGTCTTGTTGTCCTTATGTTCTCCCAATGGCGGATCTCCGTGAAAAAGGAATGAAATTCTCTTCCTCAATTTTAATTACCACTTCCAATATGAGGTATAATCAAGATCTGAACCAAGTCTATAAAAAGAATGGTTCTCCGATTATTGATCAGACTTCATTTTGGAGGCGTTTCCACTACCCGATTACGGTCGAGGACTCTGGTGTTTTTACACTTAAAGAGAAACCTGACTTTACTCGTCGTGGTTCATCGCAAACAGAGCGATCATGTTATGATGCTCAGGTAACCGATGGTAATTATTTGACCTTTCCCTCAGCAATGACGGATAGGTTGAGGACGGGATCTTTCTTAGATCACTGGAAACCCATCAATTTGGTGGATTCAAGAGAGCTCCTCCTTGAGTATTCAAGGAGGAAGCTCTGGCACGAGAACATTCGGAGGAATTGGGTCCAGAAAACCTTAAACCGAGAAGAGAAGGGGGAATCATTGATTCCTCTCCTTCGAACATCGGGACTCCCTGAGTCGGTCCTTAAAGGACTGGAACAGGGAGGGGTTTCAAGAAAAGGTTTAACCTTTTCTGCCTTTCCACCACCAGGACCGTTACCGGTCAGGGTGGTTCCGATTGTCGAACCTTTAAAGGTTCGTACAATCACGGCAGGAATCGGTCAAACATTTTGTTTGAAACCTCTCCAGAGGGCGATGTGGGAAGCCATGGGTGAAGAGAAGCAATTTACTTTAACCCATGGTACGAATAATTTAAATACCGCTGTAAAGCGATTATTTGATAATTCTGTTCCCAATTCAGTTTGGATTTCTGGCGATTATTCCGCTGCGACGGACTCATTTTCAATTGAAGCCTCAAAAGCCCTTTTACAAGGAATTTTGGAATCAATTGATCATGAGCCGACAAAGCGTTGGGCAATGAAAGAGATCTCTCCCCATTTACTTGTCTATCCTGGATCATCGGGTATTAACCCGGTACTTCAGAAAAGTGGACAATTAATGGGTAGTCTCCTTTCATTCCCTTTGCTTTGTCTTCTAAACGATTGTACCGCTCGATTTAGTGGTCTCACCCCTGATCAATACTTGATCAATGGTGATGACATTCTTATTCGAGCTCCCAAGGTGTTCTATCCTAAGTGGAAAGAACAAGTCGAAAAATTCGGACTTGAACTTTCTCTTGGAAAGAATTATGTACATCCCCATTTTGGGACTGTGAATTCACAGTTAATCCATCATGGAGAGGTCATTTCCTCGGGAAAACAACGTGTTTTAGATCGTCGCTCCGAAGTTCTCGGTGAGTGCCTTAGGGATTTAGAACTACACATGGCAGAAACTCCATCTATGGAAGTTCAAGAACTCTTTAAATCCGTGAATCGGATGAAACTCTCTCGTACTGTAAGGGACATATCTGTCCCGGTTAGTCATGGAGGGTTGTCCTTTTCGTGGGGTAAAGAGGCTTTAACAAAGAAGTCAAAGAGAACACAGATATTGTGTTATCTTCATGACCTCTTCCAAAAGATGAAGCCTATGTCAGGTTGTCTTTCTATTCCCTATCTTTCGACAAAAGAGAAGACTATAGCTGAAGTTTGTGAACAAGAGAGGGCTTTTAACGAGGTCGTGGACTCCAAGGAGTATCATGAAGACTTCTTGAACGTGACAGATATCTGTCTCGTCCAGAAACGATGCATGACTCATCCCAAATTAAGGGATACCCTTTTGGGTCAGGATATACGAACTCTTCCGAGCCTCTCTTTTGTTCATACTTACCAAATTCCCTGTTCTGATCACAAGATCAAGAAAGACCTCCAGAAGGAGGTTGATTCCTTGTTTCTTGAACGATTTTTCCAGGGAGGACAGGACTTCAGCTATGAAGTTTTTAGAGAAGAATTTCTTCGAAGAATGTCGAATTTGCCAAGTGCCCAAACCACAACTAAACATATTGTTGAGTT